GAAACAATCCACTCCTCACGCTTTATCTTTTGCTTGCCTTTGGTATATGAAATCGTTGCCTGAAGGTAAAAGATCGGAAGAGACATCTATTCGTGTTTTATGGATAAAAGACTCTGCAATCTTCTGTGGTTTTATAAACCCAGTAGGTAGGTCGTCCTGTATTTTAGCTGTTGGTATTGTTACGCAGTTGTCGCCTTTCTTGTTCCATATGAACATAACGATGAACTCCTTGCTTGTGGACATAGGAACGAATCGTATGACTCCATTATCAAGCGTAGCCTGGATGACGTAGAACGTAACGTCCTTTGATCCGTTGCTGCTTGCTAAGGAGAAGGAGGAAGAGGGTGGGACAGTGATGTCCCTCCCCCACTCCATCGAAAGCAGATATGCTATCGACGTCTCCAGCATTAGAATTCTAGCGTGGTGGTTGGCGTTACCCGGGGCTGTTCAGTCCTAGGCTGTGCTGGTGTCTTAGCGGCTTCGATAGATGCGTAAGGCTTCTTTGGCTCACGACCTGTTCTAAGCTTAATCAATACACGACCAGTGTCGGCTAGATATGCCTTAGCATTGTCAAGCTCTTCTGCTGTTAGGTACAGAGAATATCCAGTGAATTCACCTTCGTATTCGTTGTAAAAAACATTGCCGATATAATTGATTTTCTTCTTATAATCTGTTGATGATGACATAAAATTAAAATTAAAGTTCTCCTGTTATTATATAATTATCGAGGTCTTCGCCGTTGATAAAGTACTCCGTGTAAACACGGACAGCTTTATCGACTAAACGCTTACCCTCAAGGTAGAAGGACTCAGAGACGGAGAAAACCCCGATATCCTTACTTCCCTTATCGACCACAATGAACTGAAAGTTATTGTAGTCAATTCCAAACAGCGTAGAGTAGATGTATACCTGTGCTGGATATCCATACCGCTTTGCGCTGTGGCTAAATGAGCCAATGTCTGATGTTGTCTTAAGATCGTAAACGGCGACACCTCTGTGGAGGATGTCCGCCTTCGCCCGGTGGGGCAGTCCAGATACGTCACCAATAGCTGGCATCTCGAACTCCCCACCCTTTAGCATATCCTTAACTAACTCGTTGCGAAGCAGAACTTCCACAACAGCCATACTAAGGTCGTACTCGCTAGTGGTCAGGATCGTCTGACCCTTCAACAGCTGTTCCTTGGCATCCTTGTATATCTTAGATGCCTTACTCGCCACGTCTACCTTCACAAACAGAGCCTCTACCTTCTCAGGCTCAAGTACCGCTGTGTGGATTAGCTTGCCGATGGCAAGGGCTGGTGTATCCAGCCTTGCTCCCTCTAGCATATTTTTGTACTCCTTCGGGCTTTCGTTTAAAAGCTTGTCAGAAGAAGATGATAGTGAAGCAGAGCCTAGGTAGCCATAGTAGAAGTCGTCGTCCATCATTGCTTCAAGCAAGACGTTCTTCTCCCAGGACGTGCCGTCAAGCAAGATTATCTCGCTCATTATTTCTTGATGAACTTAGACAGGGCGTTACGCTGGGAATCAGAGAGTTGGTCCCCAATTGCTGTTAAGATCTCTTCGTACTTCTCTTTAGTACCTACCTCTTTCATTCGGTCAACAGCTTTTTGGAAAAGCTCAGAACCTACTGAAGGCTTAACGGCGACCGGCTTCGCCGTAGGCACCGAAGCCGAGGCGCCCTTGCCGTGCGTATTTGTAGAGTCAGCATCTTTATTATCATCAATGAGAAACATACCACCGAGTGCGTACTTACGAGCATAGGATGACGATGACCCAAATGACTGAGCTATATCCATACCTTTTCTGTTAGGGTCGATGCCCGCACAGGCAGAGACCTGCAGTGACTTCTCTCCATCGCTTATTGTTACGGTGGCTTTCACGATTAGCATATTGCCCTCGAATCCATCCCCGATGATTTCATCAGAGATTGTAATAATCAGTCCGTTCTCTGCAAGCAGAGGCTTTACCGACTCTAAGATATCCTCCTGATTACGGTAGGAGTATTTACCGAATGAATTGTACTGAGACTTGTTGGCCTTCAGCCGCGACTGGACATTGATCAGTCGCTGTTGGAAAGTTTGTTCTTTCATAGTGTTTAATTGAATTATTGATTAATTTGTACAAAGATAATAGTAATATATCTGGTATGCAACTATTTGCTGTTATTTATTTTATTACGCGCCTAGTTTTTACCCTCTGCGCTCACTTTTCTCGATATGAATCTGCTCCACATCTTCGCGGCAACAGCAATACGCTGGAGTCGGAAAGGATAGGCGGGGCGCAATCGCGCCATCGCTATCCGCATAAACTGCTCTCTCATTGTATGTGTGCGTTTATTAGGGCTGTAAACACTACTATCGTTATGATAGTCAGATAGATATAACCCATTGCTTCAATCTTTTGTTTCATAGTTTTATTTGTTTGTTGTTAATTGGATATAGTGCGCCTGGATTGCCCCAGGATAACGAAGCCTTACTCTTGACGCAGAAGCATCAGTTCGTTTAGCAGTGCATCCCGCTCTGTTTCGACAGCCTTGAGGGCTGTCTCCATCGCGGTTACTCGCAGTACGTAGAAGCGTACTAAGGAATGAAAGTGATCGTTCATATGCTGTATGTGTTAATGTTATAGACGTTAATTGGTTGCTCTCGCAGGGCGAAGTTAGCCCTCAGAATTTATAGTAGCAAGGTTTTTTGTACTCTTTAAAAAAAAGTTATTAACAATTTACTATTTGTATAACAGCATCAGGGCAGTCGCTACTGCAGGCCATCTTGCTGTCGGTTATAAGCATCCCATCCTCGGAATAACTTAGGCTGTAGACCCCGAACCGAACTACTGGGCTATCGCCCTTCTTCTCGTCGAGCCATAGGTTCACATCGTAGTACTTATCGCCTACCGATGTGGTAGCCCACTCATCGTCAACGAGTGGTCTTATGGTCACCTCGCCCTTAGTTCCGTTCGCGCAGAAGCGGATAAGGAACTTGCTTGAGGTAAAGGATTCGTAGGTCATCTTCATCACGTTAGTGCTTTAATTATTTGTGCTACAATTAGCACCACAATGTTAGCGAAAATAACTACTTGCAGGAATGACATACCCTTGGCGGCTATCTTATCGATCAGTTCAGAGAACTCATCGTTACTGGAAGTCTTCTTCATCGTATTGTTCTTCTTTGATTACTATGTGTTGTGCGTATCGTACTCGCGTGATGATTTTACTCATCGTGCTGTCGGAGGTAAGCCTCTTCTTGTTTCTAACTATAGGCTTCATCGTAGTGCGTCTTGAAGTTCTTGTCTCGTTAGGTCAGCCTCATCAGCAAGCCAGTTAAGGAATGTGTCCGACTGATGCGAGCGTACCACTACATCGGTTGCGGTAGAGAATACGTTGCTCGTTCGTGCAAACACAAACCACACCTCTACTGGAGGAATAAGCGTTCCGTTGTGGATGTTCTCAATAAAGTCATTGAAACTCCATTTCCAACTTACGTCATCATACCTGCCAGTAGTCCACCCGTTGGCAACACTTTCGTAGCCATCGTTGAAGTCAACAGCAATATAGCCTCGGTATCCTTGTCCTTCCCACTTTGCACCTTTGATGCAGATTGGGGTTCCCTCAAACGTCTCGTAGTTGTCCACGTCGCGCGTCTTGTCAAGCGTATAGGCGTAGTTAAGTTGGCGCATCGAGTCCTCGTTAGGGTCAAACTCGTGGATGATGACAGCAGACTCCCAGTGTGAGTCGTTGCACCCCTCACAGATTATCTCATCTGATCCGTTGTACTCATAGAAGTCGTTGTCTTGGTTAATCTCTTGCCCACACTCCACACAATTTTGGATAGGCTCTGCTGTTGGGTTATCTGAATAGTCTTTCATAGTTATTTGTTTTTGCTGTTGTTTTTGTTGGTTAATTGTTTTGCCAGGTCAAACGCATCCTCCTGGTTGGTGAATGACTTGATGAACCTGAACGGCTCCTGAAGTAGCACATCGTGCTTCTCGGTGTCGGGGTTGTATGATACCACGTACTCCATAATCAAAAGGTTTGCGTGTCCATAACCTCTCGGCTGATAATCTTTGCGAACCTAAACGCTTGGTCGAATGATTCGAACTCGTACCCAAGGTCTTGGTCGGCATCGTCCATTAGGACGTAGATGCCGCCTTTACGTTCAATACGCACCTTGGCGACTGGTAGTAGTGGGGTGAATATCTCACCGAAGAATGATTTGTATTTCATAGTTTTTAGTTTTTGATTGGGTTTAAAAATGGGGCGCAGCCGCACCTACCCCCATTGTGATGACTCATTGTGCGGATGACTTATTTAGTTTGTTTTAAAACGACTCTTGTGTTCCTCGTCGGTAGAATTGTCAAAGTAGTATGTCCACTTGCCCATCTTAATGTACAGGCATCCGTTGTCTATAGTTATCACTTTGTTCTTCTTACCCGACCTTCTGATTTCGATTTGTACTGGCTTCATAGTTTCTAATTGTTTATTGGTTAGTTAATAATAAAATCTTCAGTAAGATTCAGACGTTTAATTTCTTCGGTAGTCACTTGTTCTGCGAATAGGCAAAGAATCCTTTCGCCATCTTCGGGGTTTTGTGTGTTAGGCTCATCACTTGTCACATAAAAGTCTGACCACCTCCATCCTCCAAGCAGTTCGTTCAGTTCGATGCATCGTTCTTCTGCTTCTTTACGAGTCCCAACCATAAAGGTTTGGACTGATTTGAATTCGTAAACTGCATCAATGTCAATCTCAACTTTCATATCGCTTGGATTGCAAAGTTCAGTAAGGTATCCACCTTTGTGGATTTTGTCCATAACTGAGTCCATTGCTTCGTCAAGGTTTTCTGCTTGAACCTCAATGATGGTGCTGTTGCGAACTGCAGCAATAAATGAATAAATTCTCATAGTGTCTATTTTTATAGTTGATGTTCGGTGATGTATATTCGGATGCTGTCCCCGTCCACTTGTACGTAGTAATCGTCATCGTTGTCGTGGTACACTTCTTCGATTTGCTCTCTTGTTTCGACTGATGCCTTTGTGGCATCAAAGAACTTCTTTGCGGCTTCGTATGTGGTGAAGGGTTCGTGGTCGTTGTAGTCGCACAATGAATGTGCTTCGTGGAGGATGTAGAATTTCATTTGTTTAGTATTTAATTTGTTTATCAGTGGAGCATATGTTGCTCAATTCGTTCTCAAAAAATTCAGTCATTTGCTCAAAGTCAAAGTGAACCTTTGCGTTTGCGTCAATGTGGTAGTACACAGGAACGATGATTTGTTGCGGGATATAAGTTTTCATAATTTCTATTTGTTATTAAAGTATTCATCAATGCAGTCAAGTTCGCTCTTGTTGTCTACATTGAATTTGCTACCAAGGAACTTGGCGTACTCAATGATTGCGTCAGACCAAAATATATCGAGGCCGTCAATCTTATACCCCATTGCTAACATTCGGTCGGTCATACAAAATACTCCGTATGATTCTTCGTGGTTAATTACTGATTTGTTCATAGTTTCTAATTGTTTATTTGTTATTGGTTGTGTAAAGGTGATAATGGATTTTGGAATATGCAAGAGAAAGTTATTAACAATTTGTTATCTTAAACTCAGGGAACCGCACTTCACTTCTAATTCGTTATTGCTTGGGTTAAAATACCTTACGGACGTTCCGTAGGGAGATTTACCCTTGATTTTATACTTACCACACCCGCACTTACTCACCTTGAAGTCGCTCATCTTTTGTTTAAAGAATCGCATTGTGTCCTTTGAAAAGTAGTAGGGCGCAGTTTCTGCTGTTAGTTTTTTTATTTGGCCTATTGTCATAGTTTCTATTGTTTATTTGTTATTGAATTGTTAACCAATCTTCGTCCATATTGAACTCATCGATTTGTGCTTGACTAACGAATGCTTCGCAATACCACGAATCACCGCCATCACTATTGCTCGTTAGGTCTGCCGTTACGTTGGTGCCGAGCAAGGTTTCCCACTCACGAGTAAAGTCGTTGACGTCGCTTTGAGTTCCGTCAAAGTATGTCCATACTCGAAGGTCATTTATTGTTTCCATAGTTTCCATTGTTTGTTTTTTAATTTGTACGTATGTCATCCAATACTTATCGCTATCAGTTGTCACGTCATCTTGGTCATTCATCAAATCCATAAAATCAGTAAGTTCAATAATGCCTATTTCCTTTCCATAGTATAGACCATAAAGGAATTCTATGCTGTCGTAGACATTGTTCTCAATGCGTTCTGCCTCTTTTCGTTCAAACGATTTTATTGGCATTAGTAAAATGTAGGTTTTCATAGGTTCTATTGTTTATTAATTTAGTTCTAATTCAGTTACATTACCCTCGGGGTCGACAGCATATTGGTGGTCATCCTCGTCCCATTCCGTGTAGTAAATCTCGCCGTCGGTCAGTTCATAGACAAGCGATATCAATGTATAGTTATCTTGAATTGTCAGTAGATGCGATGCAGTGGCAGGCAAGGCGTCAATTAGCGTGCCCTGACGTAGATGCTTACGCATTTCGTTTGCTGTTGTGGCTTCATCCTTTGTGTAGAATTCACCATCGTTCCATACGTAGCCCTCGTTAAATAGTTTCCCGGTGACTGAGCATTTTCTTGCAAAAGTTTTCATATTTTCTATCGTTTTATTGGTTAGTAAGGCTGTAGAGTGGTGTAGCCGTAGGCTATAATCTTGCCATCAGATAGCAAGCCATCTAGAATTTTAATTGCACTCTCCGTAGGTTGTCCCTCAAGAATAGTATCTTCGGCAGTTCCGTAGGCGGTGCTTCTCATAAATAAATCGTAGGTTTCCATATCAATTGTTTTTTGGTTAAGATGCCTCTCGGCATTTCGGCTATTGAAGCCTCGTCAGTTAACCTGCCTTCTTAATACTTGCCTGAATTGCGCAACGCCTCCCATACTATGGCTTGGAATTCGTAGCCCTTTAGCCCTACCTTCTTAGCCTCCTGAATAGTGATGCGCTCCAATTCTCGGTATCGTTTAAGGGTCAAGCCTGTCTCAATGGTCTCACCGAAGCAAGCCCTCAGATGCCATAGGTCAATGGTCACCTTTGTATCGTCAAGCGCTCCGATATTGCGAACAAATGCGAACGTCTTGGGACTTGTTGCAGTTATGCTAAGTTCACCGCGTGCAATTGCAAAGGCTTTGAACTTGTTCGCGTGGAACGTGCACACCTTCACTTGGTCGGCAGTCGCTCCGGCCTTAACAGCCTTTAGGACGCATTCAGTGTCGATAATGTTTCGCTCCCATTTGTTGTTTGGGCTCAGTGCGCTCATAATCTGAGCCACGCGCTCGGTAGTGGTCTCGTACTTTGTGGCGTACTTTAGGCAAATGTCGTGGGCACCTTTGTACCACGCAACGCCTCCAATGATATCGGCCTCGGTCGCACTATTGAAAATGTCGCGGAGGTTAACGCGCACTTTTGAGCGTTGGTATTTTGTCAGGGCAGTTAGTTTCATAGTCGATTAGATTAGTTCTTGTTGTTTGATGGGTCAAAGGTGATAATTACTTTTTGACATATGCAAGTTTTTAGGTGAAAGTTTTTTTGATTCACACATAACTTGCTGATAATCACCGACAAAAGTTTTAGTCAGAGGGTTAGCGTAGGTGCATAACCCATAGCCTAGTGGGGGGAAGTGGGAGGTAGTGGGAGGCTAAAGGTTGATTAGGGAGGGGCTATTGTTCCTCGCTTCGGAACTCCTCACCAAACCTACCAAACAAACGCTCAAGCCGCTCACCATATCCGACCAACCAAAACGCCAAAAGTTTGCAATAGGAATACACGCGCACGAGGGGCATACGTGCAGGATTGCGTTTCCGTTTGCGGGTGCGTACGCTTATATATGTATATTATCCCCCAGATAATTATTTCTGACTCTAAATAATTTAACCTACCCTAGATACTTTTATCTAACTACAATGCTTCTGACGTCAACCCTTAGGTTGAGGAAGAAGCTGCAGACGTAAACTTATACATTGACGATAGTAGTCTAAACAGCTGTTAAATTACCATCACGTGGGAGGTGGAGGGTCCCTAAGGACCCGTATACCTCCATTACTCTGCTTTATATGGAGTAAAAACGAGTAAACAATATGTAATGATGATCAGAACGAACAGACCATAGTTGTCGCTTATTCTGGGTATCTGAGCACTTGATGTGTTTCGTGACGGGTAGGGGGGTCTCTGCTTATGCTACGACCCCCTTAGTACGTGATGTGTAAAAGCGATTGTCTTTTAGATCGCTTTGTCTTTGAGCACTGTCACTGCAGACCTTAGTCTATGCGAAGGTACGAATGGATTTACAACTTGTCAACCGACTATTTTTTGTATATTTGCAAACAACAAAAATATAACACTATGAAAATCTACCATATAAAGAACAGCTACGGGTCCAACAAGATTGTGATTGCATCAGACAGATCCGCATTCTACACGTTTAGGAACAAGGCAGGTGATATATCGCCACTTAAGAAGATATACTGTGACGACAGGGGTTGGACCGTTGTATCGACTAATGGCCTCAAGAAAGGTATATCCTTAAATATAGTGGAGATAGACTATGACAGGGAGTTCTCTTATGATTCATTATCAGGTCCAGTAGGTACATCTGTAATGTGCGAATACGAATCAGTAAAGGAATGGCTAGACAGCAACAACTGCAAGATTCTACCTGGAGGAATGTGTAGGTACGCTGTATCTAGCAAGGGGGAGGCATTTCGTATGTTTGATAAATTTGGTAATCTAAAACCTTTTAAGTTAATTGGAGCTAAAAATAGTAGGGGGTATACACAGATTCATATTAAACAATTAGATGGTTCGACTAAATATGTATTAATCCATAGACTTGTAGCATATATGTTTCTCAATCTAAGTTGGGACTCTAAACTTGACATCGATCATATAAATATGAATAAGGACGATAATAGGTTAAAAAACATTAGGGCGTGTACAAGGTCTGAGAATTTACAATTCTTTAGAGACCGAGTTGTAAAGCTGTACATAAAAAATGGAAGAGATATAGCAAGCACCGCAAGGGCTATGAATATAACTCAATTTAAAGTAGCGCAGTCATTGTCTATGGAAGGCGTTAAGTAGAATTGTATATTTGCTGCTATGAAACTAAGTAACTACGTATCGCTATCGGAGGTCACTAAGAGTGACACGGCCAAGCGCAAGGGTATCAGCAACGAGCCCACCCCAGAGCATCTAGAGAATCTAAAGACAATATCTGTTGAGGTCTTTGATAAGATCCGTGAGCACTTCGGTGTTCCTATCTACATCTCATCGGGATACAGATCTTCTGCCTTGAATAAGGCCATCGGAGGCAGCAAGAACTCGGACCATAATCTTGGTAGGGCCTTAGACCTAGACCAAGATAATAGGGGTAATGGTATTACTAATATGGAGGTGTTTGAGTTTATAAAGGACAACCTAGAGTTCGATCAGCTCATCTACGAGTTTGGCACCACTAAGAACCCTGACTGGGTTCACGTGGGTTACCGCAAGGGAGCCAACAGGAAACAGATACTTGTAGCCTACAAGGAGGGCACCAAGACAAAATACAAACCATTTAAATAATATCTTTGTACCTATGAAAGCAAAGATGACTGTTTATAAGAATGGTGGCAATACGCCAATCGTTCCAGACCCCAAGAAAAAGATGACCGATATGGAGATTGCCAAGGCAAACCGTATGGATATGTTAACCCAGGAGCGCAACACCATTCGCAAGAATGACCCAGATGCACTAGCCGCGTTTGATCGCGGACTAAAGGCGCAAGGATTTATGGTCAACAAGAAGCCAGCCGCTAAGCCAGCCGCTAAGCCAGCTGCCGCAGCCGTCAAGAAGATGATGGGCGGAGGTAAGATGGATATGTACTCTAAAGGAGGCAAGATGGAATACGGTATGGGCGGTAAGACCGATATGATGTACGGTATGGGCGGCAAGATGAAGAAGTATCTAATGGGCGGTCAGGTAAAGCTTGACAAGAACAAGGACGGAAAGATTTCCGCCATTGACTTCAAGATGCTAAAGAAAAAGTAAACAGTTATGAAAGCCAAGAAGTACAACTACGGTGGTAGGATGAGTGATGAGTCTAGTGAGGAGATTGAGATCAAGTCAATGGATATGGCCTCTGGGATGAAGCAGCTTGAAGCTGCTGTTAAAGCATCAGGAAAAATGCCAAGTCACTACAAGTTCAAGGCCTGCTTCTACGAAGAGGACGAGGACTAGATATTGTAAGCAAAATTGCTTATGAAAACTAAAAAGTACTACGACAGCAACCCTAAGGCTTACCAAAAGAAGAAGGAGTACGATACGGAGTATCACTCCACCGACGAGCGCAAGAAGTATCGGGCTGAGCTCAACAGAAAGAATCGTCAAGCCGGCAAGTACGGAAACGGAGATGGTCTAGACTACGACCATACCGAGCGTAGGTTTATATCAGCAGTAAAGAACAGATCTAAAAAGTAAACAACCCCCCAATATGAAAAATACATTATTATCACTACTTGCTGTTTCAGCACTGCTAAGCTGCGCGAGCGAAGAATCGAAAGACGCTAAGGCCCTTAAGATCCACGAAGGCCTTTATGCCTTCTGTGGAGCATCAGGTGCGGAGCTTACTGGAAAACAGATTATAGTTCAGGGAAAGGTATTTGAAGAGGGCTGTTCTATCTGTCCAGTGTTGGATGGACCTTCGGTCTCTAACCTAGCTATGGATGGCTATAGCTTTAGCTGGGGTTCTGAGTTCAGTACCGATAAAAACTTTCAGTATCCTAACAACGACGGAAGCACAGTATGGGATGGTAGGTCAGTGTGGTCTTTGTACTGGTACTTCGACACCTCTAGCTTTATCCCTCAGTACAATCCAAAGACTCAGGATTGGGAGATGATGCACCCAAAGAACCGATCGTTTATTGTCAACACAGACTACGCGGTAACAAGCGAGAGCAATATGTTCTGTATGCCCTGTGAGGTTTTTGATACCACAGAGACTGGAATCGTTCTTGCTAAATGCTACGGACCTATGAATGAGGCTGCTGTTCCTCTGCGTAGGGCCATCGAAGTGAAGACTGGTATGAAGTCAATCACCGCAGCGATAGCAGGAAAGCCATACCCAGTGGGAACACCAGTTCCCGTTATGGAGATGAGTAAGAAAGCACAGAAAAAAGCAAAACCATAATGAAGGCCAAGAAGAAAGACAGCCACGTAATGGTTCCAGCACCAGCTGGTCATCACTGGATGATGGAGAAAGGTCGTTACTACGTGATGGCTGACAAGGACGGGAAGTTTACCCCTCACGAAGGTGCTTCGAAGGAGGCAAAATTCCGGCTATACTCCGCCCATCAATCTTAGCCTGAGCGATAATCTTCTTGCCAAGGGGAGTATCCTCGTGGCCTTTTAGCTTTCTGCCCAATAGAACCGTAGGGATGCCCTCTGCCCTGTTAGGAATTGTCTTGTTGATGGTTTTTTTGTCGTACTGAAGCTCTACAGTCTCCTTACCGGAGGCTATATCCCTCCACCTCTCTACAATCATACGCCCCTGCTGGGTTAGTGAGTACCTTTTGCGGTAGTTCCACCTGTTCTCATCGCGAAACCACATAGAGGTGTCCTTGTGGATGTCGATATCCTCCATCGAGAAGTAGTCGAACAGCAATTCCCGCTTCTTCATCCTAACAGTTAGCCAGTCCTTTGTCTGGTTGTAGGACTTCGACAGCTGTTGTCCCATCCACTCGATGGTGAAAAACTCTAGGTCATAGGCGAAGAGCAGAAAGTCCACCTGTATTGGCAGGAGCTTATACTCCTGCTTCATAAACTTGTTGGCGTGCCAGACGAATTTGTATAGAGTAGGCCCGCGATCGTCGCGGTAGGCGAAGTCCCTAAACTTTAGGTCTTCCTTTTTCTTGAACTTTTTAGCCAATGAAGTAAATTGTATCTTTGTAGCAAAAGTACGAAATATGGGAACACTTAGTGGTCAGCGCGTAAAAGATGCATTCGGTTCACTCCTTAAGATGGAGAGCGGAACAGCAACATCGACGACTAAAATAATTGAAGACGGAGCAGGAAACGATACCGCTCTCAAACTGTCAACGGTAAAGGTTGAGGTAAACGGAACTCTTGCCTTTACCTCTGCACCAAGTACTGGGTCTACTGAGGTAGCAGCCCTTTTCCTTGACGCTAGCAATAACATTGTAAAGCGTAACCTTGGAACCGCAGCGTTTACCTCAGGGTCTAGCCTAACGCCCGTTGCTCCGCTAAACATAGCTAGCAACATTATTTCCATCAGCGCACCAACGACCTTGTCGCAGCTTACGGAGGCTACCGTTGCCATTGCAGACACCTTCCTGATCTATGATGCAACAGCTACCGTATACAAGTATGTGACCCTTGAGGACCTAACCCAGTATATGGCTGCCAACATCACCGCTGCATCACCTGGGTCTAACGGACAGATTCTTTACAACGATAGTGGAACTTCAGCAGGAGCTTCGGGGCTGTCGTACAACGACTCACCAGCCTCTGAGCAGTTCACATTCACAGGGCTAGACTTCGTTCAACGCGAGGTGTCATCTGGAACTTGTGCATTCTATAGCCGCTCCGACAGCGCTGTAATCAACAACGCGGTTACCAATGGTGTGGTAACAACCTTAGAGGCAAATCTTTTTGCCGGGGCTGTTATTGTTGACTATATGATCTACAACTCAGGGTCTACCACTGTTCGTGTTGGTGAGATACACATTGTTTGGAACCCATCAAACCTAGCAACGGCTCCATCAATTGTCGACTCTATCAAGACGTCAATTGGAACCTCTACCGCTGCAACCTTTGTCTTCAACGCATTTATAAACTCTACTACCCTTCAGCTTCGCGCTACTAATACCTTCGGCGCGAATATGACGGTACTTCTAAACTTCAAAGCCTTCTACGCATTCTAGTATGAATGATGAAGAAAAGGCTAGGGCTAGGATTGAGCTGTTTATGTTTGCAAAGAACAGCTTCGACGACATATTGAACAAAGCCGAGGATCTAGGTCTGCTTGATGAATTTATGATGATTGCATCAGCAGGCCTTGTGGTAGACCAGATAGACGGAAACAGCATTGTTGAGTCTGTGTCCAACATCAACGTAGACACCAAGGAGGAGATGATTTCCTTAGTCACATACCTTATGGGATCTTACAGAGAGGATGACGAAGCCGACGATACAACCAATATAGATTATTGGCTAAATTTGAACTAAATTAAAATGAAATGGAACTTATCAGAAAAATCATTGCGGGAACCGACCCACTGAAAGCCTTAGCCTACTATGTCGGCCAGAAGGCTGGGGACGGAGAGATCGACTCAATCGTTCTCGACGGATCTCACCTCCACTACCACGGGGAGCGCAAGTACCTCATATACCTAAAGAAGGAAGACACACTTATGCTGTGGAAGACCATCGAGGGTATGCCAGTTATAGTAGAGTACGACTGTAACTTCTAGTTGTAACCGACTTACAACTTTTATTTATTTTAATTAAACATATGATACCATTGTACCACATACTAGTGCACATACCTAGCGCTGTAAACGACACCATCAAGGTTGGAGAGTCAGAGCTTTACCTCGACACTAAGTTCAACGAGTTCCAACACCGAACTATGAAGGCTCGTGTTGTAGGCATTCCTGCCAAGTTCAAGTCCGAGCTAGAGATAGGAGACTACGTATTCCACCACCACCACGTTGCGCTCAACGACACCCAAGTCGTTGACCCTAAAGAAAAGATATACCGCGTCAACTACGACCCATTCGGTGGTCAGGGTAACCAGGCATACCTCATCGAAAAGCCTGACGGTAGCCTTATAGCTGTTGCTGATTGGGTGTTCCTAGAGCCCTTTGACATTGATGCTGACAAGGAGAAAAGCTTCATAGAAATCATTACTATCAAGGAACCAGAAAAGCGCTGGGGCCGTATCGTATATGGCAGCAGGTGGCTAGAGGAGGAAGGTCTTGCTGTTGGCGACGTGGTGTACTTCGCCAAGGACGCAGACTACGAGATGGACATCAATGGCCGCAAGCTGTGGCGTATGCAAATCCACCACCTGATATGTCAAAAGCTGTAAAGTTCACAACAGTTACTGCTGCGCGTAACCTCATCTCTGCAATGGAGGCTGCAATCGGTAATATGACCGAGGAGATCCGCAAGCCGGTAGACCCCGACTTAACGGGGTCAGCCCGCAAGGCAGAGCTGCAGGCCATCAAGGACACAGCCCTAGCCTGCAAGGAGCTTATCGTAGAGAGGCAGAAGCTAGAGCAGCTTGTTGGCGACATCGAGGAGTCCGGATCCTTTGAAAAGGAGAAGGACTTCAAGGGAGGCTTCGCTGAGAGGATGGCAAGATAATGGCTGGACTTAAGGTAATAGACAAGCAGGAGGTGATAAACATCTGTCCGAACAACTCGGACGGCCCTATCATTGAGATAGAGTCCCTGAGTATCCAGTTACCAAAGCCGGAGCATTTCCTCTTTAGCGACCTACCCAAGCATCAGCAGATGTGGAAGCGTCAGGACATCCCTAGGGAGCTTGCACAGATAAACTCTATGGACGACTGGTACGAGTCCCCTCGTGAGTTCCAGCAGAAGTGGAGCCCCTACATTGAGCAGGAGTTCAAGAGACGTAAGGAGGGGCTGTGGTTTATGAACAACGGAGAGGAGACCTACATCACGGGTCATCACTATATGTTCCTCCAGTGGAGCTCCATAGACATCGGATACCCTACGTACCTAGACTTCCAACGAAAGCTGTTTGTCCACCTCTCGGCCTGCGAGGCAGACCCTCGGTGTTTAGGTCAGATATACACCAAGTGCAGGCGTTCTGGATATACCAATATGAGTGCGTCGGTACTTGTGGACGAAGGCAGTCAGGTTAAGGAAAAGCTGTTGGGGATTATGAGCAAGACAGGAACAGACGCCCAGGAGGCGGTGTTCGGCTCTAAGATTATCCCTATATTCAAGGGATACCCGTTCTTCTTTTCTCCTATCATTGACGGAACGACTAACCCAAGGATGGAGCTTGCCTTCCGCGAGCCCTCTAAGCGGATCACCAAGAAGAACAAGACGACCTCACGCGGTGAGGCTTTGGATACTATAATCAACTGGAAGAACACTACCAACAACGCATACGACGGAAGCAAGACCCATATGCTATTTCTCGATGAGGCTGGTAAGTGGCTAAATCCTAACGACATAAGAGAGGTGTGGAGAATCCATAGGACCTGTCTTTTGGTTGGACGTAGGGTAATTGGGAAGGCGATGGTGGGGTCCACGGTAAACCCGCTGGACAAGGGCGGAAGGGAGTTTAGGAATCTGTACTACGACTCCGACCCCAACGACCGCAACGAGAACGGAAGGACTAAGAGCGGGCTGTACAAGATATTCATCCCAGCATACGATGCGATGGAGGGATTCTTCAGCCAGTACGGACTGCCGATTGTTGAAGACCCAGAGACTCCAATGCTTACCGAAGACGGAACCATAACCGAAATTGGAGCTAGGACGTTCTTAAAGAACGAGAGAAAGGGTCAGCAGAACAACAGCTACGAGCTCAACGAGATTATCCGTCAGTTCCCCTTTACTGAGGACGAGGCGTTCCGCGACTCGACCAAGAGTTCTCTGTTTAACATCCAGAAGATATACGAGCAGATACAACACAACGAGGAGCTTTACCCAAACCCTGTAGTTATCGGCAACTTCCAATGGAAAGACGGGAAGATGGACAGCGAGGTGATATTCGCCCCCGACCCTAATGGGCGGTGGCGTGTGGCTTGGCTTGCTCCTACAGATATTCGAAATAAACGAAAGGTTGAGAACAATAAAGCTGTTGCCCCCAACGGAGCATTCGGGGTTATGGGTGTTGACTCCTACGACCTTGACACCACCCTTGACTACAGGTCCTCAAAGGGTGCCTGCCACGTGTATAACAAGTTCTCGATGGAGCACCCCTCCAATATGTTTGTCGCTGAGTACGCCTCACGGCCTCCGCTTGCCAAGATATTCTACGAGGACATCCTTATGGCTGCAGTATTCTACGGATACCCTGTGCTGATAGAGAACAACAAGTACGGTATCGCTAGGTATTTTGAGTCAAGGGGGTACGATGAGTACCTTATGAACCGCCCTGCGCATCTTGCGTCTACCTCTTCAAAGATGAACGTAAAGACAAAGGGGATACCTTCCAACAGCCAAGACGTGATACAAGCTCACGCTCAGGCTATTGAGTCCTACATCCACGACCACGTAGGGCTCCACAACGAGACTGGTAAGTTTGGACGTATGTATCTAAACAGGACACTTGAGGACTGGATAAACTTTAAGATAGACGACAGGACGAAGTTTGACTTAACGATTAGCTCAGGGCTGGCGCTGCTCGCCGCCCAGAAGCAGGTCAAAGAAGTCAAAAAGACAAACTTCAACGAGCGTGTTTTCTTCCGCAAGGGTAAGGAAATTAGGCGATAAGTTAAGTTCGTACCTTTGTCCATAAACTCCGATAAATGGATCAATACTCTGTAAAAAGTAACTCATACGACTCTACGTTCCCAGACCCTTTTGCCTCACACGATGTAAAGGTGGGAAAGAGGTACGGTCTTCAGTACGCAAAGGCTATATACGGCCAGTGGGGAAGCGCCCAGTACGAGGGGTCTCTGTACAGCAAAAGGTTCCGTGAGTTCGAAGTCTCTAGGGACTACGCCAACGGAACCCAAGACACATCCATCTACAAGCAGATACTTACCTCTCTTGACCCGAACAATGGTGATGGGTCTCTGGTGAACCTAGACTGGACACCAGTTCCTATCGTTCCCAAGTTTGTAAAGATTGTAGTCAACAAGATTCTGTCTTCCAAGTTCTACCCCAACATTGAAGCTGTTGATCCTTTGTCGCGCAGTGAGAAGGACTACGAGAAAAATAAGATGAAGATATTCATCGAGAATAAAGATATTCTAAAGGAGGCGAAGGACTCAGGACTTCGCACCGAGGTAGACCCAGATTCACTTCCCGATACCGCTGAGGAGACCGAAATTTTCCTTGAGACTAACATCAAGACCGCTGCTGAGATTGCTGCCCAGATTGGCATCAATTTAACGCTAAGCTGGAATGACTTCGACGAGCGCATTTTTAGGCGCAATGTCGAAGACCTCGTCACCTGCGGTATTGCTGTCACCAAGCGCAGCAACGACCCCAACTACGGAATCGTTGAGGACTATGTAGACCCAGCATTTTTCATCCACAGCTTTACCTCTGACCCCAACTTTACGGATATAACCTACGCAGGCCACGTAAAGCGTATGAGCATCTCAGAGCTTAAGCGCACAGCGGGAGACCAGTTCACCGAGGACGAGTACGAGAAGATGGCAAGGACGGTTATGAACCGCTTTGGCAATGACTCTAGCAGGCTGATGGGCTCTGGGTACGACCCAGGTATGGAGCGCTACTACTACGGCTATGACGAGTACACCATCGAAGTACTTGACTTTGAGTTCGTTAGCGTTGACAACATCATCTTCGAGAAGAAAGAGTCTCGCTTTGGAAACGTTGGTTTCTACTACAAGGGCCACAAGTACAATGCCCCACAGCAGAGTGTGTATGATAGGGAGGCTGTCTATATGCAGAACCAGACGCTGTATGGTGGTAATTACATCCTAGGGACTGACTACATCTACGACTACGGGTTGAAGAAGAACATTCCTAAAAATGTTCACGACCTCACCCGCACCCGGATGAGCTACAGCATTGTGGCTACCAACATCCGCAAGTCTATTCCTAAGTCTATGGTTAGCGGCATCATCGGCTTTGCCGACCAGCTGCAGATCACCCACCTAAAGCTCCAGCAGTCTATTGCCAAGGCTAAGCCCGATGGACTTATCATCGACATCGAGGGACTTGAGAACGTACAGCTAGGACGTGGCGGTGAGCTACAGCCTCTGGATCTTCAAGACATCTACGAGCAGACGGGTATCTTCTACTACCGCAGCAAGAATCCTGACGGCAGCTTCCAGAACCCACCGATCCGTCCGCTTGAGAACGGCATCAGGAACATCAACGAGCTCATCACCATCTACAACCACGCTCTTCGTATGATTCGTGATGCTACGGGCATCAACGAGGTTATGGACGGGACTAGCCCTAAGGGAGACCAGCTTGTTGGCGTACGCCAGCAGCAACTGGCGGCAGGCAACAATGCTCTTGGGGATATTAGCAATGCAGCGATTGTGCTGTACCGCAGGATCTGTGAGGACGTTGTGAAGTGTCTTCAGATACTTCCTCCTAAGTCTATCCTTTACAAGGCGTATGAGACTGCTATTGGCAGGGAGAATATGGCTGTGCTGTCGAGCTTCTCTAATCTCCCTATGTACAACTTCGGCGTTAGGGTTGTCGCGGATATGAACGAGATTGACCGTATGTACCTCGAGCAAAACATCCAGGCCTCTATTGCCCAGGGTGAGCTTGACATCGAGGACGCTATTGCCATCCGTCAGTTAAGGGACATCGACCAAGCCGAGAGGCTGCTTATTGTACGCCGTAAGAAGCGTATGAAAGCTCGTCAGGAGATGGCCCAGCAGAACTCTCAGTTCCAGGCTCAGGCCAACGCTCAGGTCGCTCAGGTGACAAGCCAAGCCAAGATGCAGGAGGACCAGATGAAGGCTCAGTTGGACGCTCAGAAGATTCAGCTAGAGGCCGAGGCTAAGGCTCAGCTGCTGCAGGTAGAGTACGGACTTAAGATGCAGTTGGCTCAGCTGCAAGGAGACTACGGAATCAAAGAGCAGCAGATTGAATCTGGAGTCCGCCAGAGTGCTGATCAAGAGGCTGAAGACCGCAAGGACAACCGCATTAAGGAGCAAGCAGTTGCACAAAGCAAACTGATTGCCCAGCGCAAGGGAGACCGTGCAGAGTTGCAGAAGCAGGACCTAGAGGGTCAGGAGGATATTGTGGATATCATATTGAATCAATAACTATCTTTGTAGGGCATTAGCGTTGCTTTTTAACCTTTAAACTTTACCATTGTGAGCTATTCAAACATTACCAACCCAGTAAACTACCAACTTCAGGCATTCGGTCAGAAGGGATTTAGGGTAGTAACCTCAGCATTTACTCCTGTTAGCGGAGAATTCTACCGAGCATTTACCATAACTAGCGACGCAGTGGTCACCGCTACATCGGTAGAGGGGGATAGCCTTAGCGCTGTAACGCTACTTGCCGGAACAACAGTTTACGGATTGTTCAGCGCAATCAGCGTTTCTTCTGGAACGGTAATCGCCTATATCGCATAAAGATGATTGGTCTCGGTTTAAGCGTAAGCCTGACTCCGTCTGGTGCTGGATTCCTTCGCGGAGCAGCTCAGCTAATCTACAATGACTACTACAACCGAGTAACGGCAGATGGTGGTACTGTGGAGGGAGAGTCTTGTTTTGAGCGTGCTGTATTCCTACTTGGTGTTCGTAACACCGTCAACTACATCGACCTAATCTTCCAAAGATGGACTGCCGACGGCGGAACTATAGAGGCGGAAGATTGCTTTACAAATTCTTTCTTTGCGCTAAATCAGTGATGGAAGAGTGGAAGGACATACTAGGCTACGAAGGCGAATATCAAGTGAGTAACTATGGTAGCGTAAGGAGTCTTGATAGGTATATAAAGTCTAAATCTAAACTAGATAAAGAGTTTGTGTATTTTAAAAGAGGTAAGAACTTAATACCAGAACTTGGGTCGTTGGTTTATCCTTATGTCGTTTACTATTTAAAAAAAGACGGAAAGAGATACTACAACAAAGCCCACAGGCTTGTTGCTAAAGCTTTTATTTCGAACCCAGAAAACAAGAAGGTTGTCAATCACATTGATTCAAATCCAAGAAACAATCACGTAGACAACCTAGATTGGGTAACACATAGCGAGAATGCCAAACACGCTTACGATAACGGAAGGATTGATATAACAAAAGCAATAGAGGCTTCAAGGGAATCAAGAATTGGTACCGGAAAAATTGTATATCAATACACAATCAATAAAAAACCAATAGCTCAGTTTAACAGTGTTAGGTCTGCGGCTAAAATAACAAACTCTGACGAAAACTCTATATCAAAGGTTTGCAGAGGAGTAATCAATATTCACAATAATTATTTTTGGAGTTATGAGCTTTTATAGTGACGCATCTTTAGTGATGATACCTTCGGGTTATAAAGACCAGAAGGTCTACTGTGCGGTGCCAACCGATGGTGCTGCCGACCTAACTTTTAGCCGTGCCTCAAGCGCCACCCGTGTGGCAAGCAACGGCCTAATTGAAAAGGTGAGAACTAATTTAATTCTGCAGTCCGAAGCGTTTAATACGACTTGGAGCGTTGTAACAATGAGCGTTACGGCCAACACTACCGCCAACCCCTTAAATGGTGCATTAACTGCTGATACAATTACACTTGGTGCTGGAACTATTCAAAAATATATTGAGCAAGGTATAGTCTTAAGTGGAAATTTTACCGCAAGCGTTTATTTGAAGGCGGGAACACAACAATTTGTTCAATTTCTTCTCGGTACTGACCCTGCCCCAAGCGCAAACTTTGACCTTGTAAATGGAACCGCCTCTGCAACAAATTCAACCGCAAGCATTGTATCGGTTGGCGGTGGGTTTTTCCGTTGTTCAATGTCCTTTACTTCAACTATTGGCACAAATGTAATTATGCTTGGTGTTGATTCTTTGGCGGCTGCTCGTTTTGCGCCAACTGCGTCAACGGGTACTTTTATTGCCTTTGGCGCACAAGTAGAAACGGGCGACATAGCAACCGACTACATCGCCACCACCACCGCAGCGGTATCAGTTGGCCCCGTTAGCGGTTTACCCCGTTTGGATTATTTGGGTAGCACTTGCCCAAAACTTTTGCTGGAGCCGCAGCGGAGTAACCTTGCACTAAACTCAGAGCAGTTTGATAATGCGACTTGGACTAAAACAAACGTAACCATCACCGCAAATAACTTAATTAGCCCCGATGGATCTCAAAATGCTGATTTAGCAAACTTTACAAGCGGGACTAATTCAATAAATACAGGCAGCAGTTTTGCGGGAAACGGAAGCGTGACTATTTCTGCATTTGTTAAGGCGGGAACAATTAGTATTTTTAGAATAAGGGAAAGTTTTTATACTGGCGTAAGTTGTGTTTTTGATTTATCAGCCCAAACTACGGGCGCAGGGGGCAAAATAGATAATTACGGCAACGGTTGGTACCGCTGTAGCTTTACTTATACTTTAGGCGTTGGGCAAACAAACATTAACTGGATTTTTGATAGCAATACTGCTATTGGTTCTTTGTATTTGTG